AAAAGGAGAGTCGGGGGTGTTCCGTCCGCCTCAAAAAAACGACCACCTTTGCTCAAATTGCACTTTTGGCACAATTGCCTCAAATTCCAGATTTCATCGCCTCCACCCAATCTCTTGGGAATCACATGATCGATGTGCATTTGGCCTTCGGATTGCCCACACATCTGACAGCATCCATCACGCTTCAACACAGCTTCTCTGATCTTACGCCAACGGCTTGTGCTCCCACCTTTCCAAGCTCTTGACATCAATGCCACCCATGCTTTCGCCAATGAGCCAAAGCTCCATTGCAAATCTTGCCTTGATACCGGTGATCGATGTATCGCAATGTCCAGTCAATCATGCGAAAGCCATCAAGGTTTCTGTACTTGGTGTTACGCATCTGTCCAAGCCCAAAGTGATTGCCATTTGGATTGATTGCCTCCACACGCCAATTTGATTCGCGTTGGATCAAATAGTGAAAACATTGGAATTCTTTGTAATTCACAATTCTTGAGTGTGCATATAGCTTCAATGAATCAATTGATGGTTTTGTTGTTGCATCTTGTGTGGCCTGTGCCGGTGTTGCGCTAGCAAGACATAGCGCGGCCAATAGCACCAAGCATCGCTTGCGAGCTATCCGCCACAGCGGCTCGCCCACGAGCATGGAGCGTACCGACCAATGCAAATACCGGTCAAGTTTGAGCGTGCTGTTGGGCGTTGCGCACAGCCTGTGGATGATGCCTGTGGATAACTTAATCACAATGACATCTCCGTAATCCGTGCATCATCAACGATTTTGATGCCAAATGTGCCACAGCTCATGCATTGTGCAAACCACTCATGCTCTGTTAATTCGGCACCTTTCTTGAGTCCATGCCGTTGCTTTGGCTTGCCATAAAGCTTGGCACAGATTGAACAATCAAATTGCAGGATGTGCATAATTACTCCGCATCAATGTTTCGATTGGTTGAAGGTTGATTTGTGGCACGCTCCAATTGTTTTGTGATGTGTTTCGGTAGCGTGGTTTTTTAGCTATTGCAACGGGCATCCAGCCGACAATGTGCATCTTTGGTGAGTTGCCTGTGACCAATACAGCAATGTCACGATCATGCCGATCTGATTCCTGAATCCACAAATTGGATGCCGGATTAGCTGACCATTTGACCTCAATGTGCTGGCCCACATCAGCTTTAGATTTATCCCATGTGATGCCCGGCGTGTATTCATAGCCCAATCGCTTGGCCACCACTAGCTCGGCCAGCATTGATTCAGCCATCTGTGCCACATATTCAAACCATGAGAGGTTTTTGACAATGCGTGAGCTGTGATCAGCTGATCGATCATGGCAATGTTGGATAGCTGCAATCATGCATTGCACTTCCTCGATGCGATCAATCATCGGCAATCACCACAAAACCAAATGATGTTGTCTTGCTTGTCATAGCCTTTTTGGTATCCGAAATGATCCAATCGGCGCAGCTGTGAGCATTTGTCGCATTGCTCAATTTTGTATTCCTCAATGATTTCGCCATTGCACATCAATCGCGCTTTCATTTCTTGAGGATAGATGATTTCAATGTAATCGCTCACAAAGCCACCACCAATCCCACCAGCAATGCAGCTTCAATGATGATCAATGCAATCAACAATTGCTTTTTCGTCATCATCACACCTGTGGTTTCCATGTGCCATCGCTGGTAAAGACATACCAAAGCGGCTCACATTGATCTGGCTTTTTGCCTACGCATGAATAGTTAGCCCAATCCTTACCAGTTTTGGCCGATGTTCCGGTGCGCCATACACGATGCCCGTGGCGGCATTGTGGTGCCTCTTGTACTAGCTCTCCGCCCAGTTGCTTGGCAATCTCATCCATCGATGATCCAAGTGATGGGATGCCAGCTTGCTCGGCTTCGCCGGCCGTCTTGTAGCTTGGCACATCATCAAATTTGGTTGTCCAATAATCGTGCTCAACAGGCTTTGTCATGTCATTGACTTTGACTTGTTCCATGATCTCTTTGGTGCTTTTTTCTGTGCCACCCAAAACCAAGGCCATCACTCTCATCAAAGCTGAGGTTGTCGTATCCTCGCAAAACCAGCGTTTCATGTTGGGGTTGTACGCCTCACGATAGCCGAAAGCGTAATCAATCCCGGCTGGCTCTTTTTCCTCTTGATTGCGCCATGCTTTGGCTTGCACTAGCACATAGCCTTTTTCGGCATTGAATTCAACGATGTGAGCTTCAAGCCGACCTTGCGGAAATGTCTTGAGCCAACGATCCGTGCGCTCTTTGTTGCCTTCGTAGTTTTCAAGAAATCCGGCCATTAGTTGTTCACCTTGCGATCAGCTGATACCGCATGGCGTGCCACAGCTCTGCCGCGTGTGTAGCCTTGTCGCTGGCCTTCCTTGAATCCGACCGAATAAGACATAACAGCCCATAAGGCTCCAGCGATCAAACACATGATCACAATTGATGCTTCGTTCATTTTATTGCTCCCGATTCTGGGAGCCGCGAATCAGCTCCCGAAATAGAGAGTGACAGCAATGCCTGACATTTTCAAGAATCACGCTTAAATCATGGCGTGTCGTTACCGGACAAACGCCTTTCAATAGTTTTTTCGTATTCTGATTTTGGCTTGTCTTTGAGGCCGTTAGATGCTAAAACGCCACCCAATGACCCGGTCAGAAAGATTGCCAAGGTTTTGAGCAGATCAATGAAAGCTGCATCATTCGGAGCTTGTGCCCCAATTGGCTGTGTCACAAAGATTAATGCGTATGTGATGCCCAAAGTGACAATAAGAAAGACAATTGCCAACACCGCGCCAATCAAAAACATCAAGCGAGCTTTGATGTCCTCTTGGCTTAAACGCTCTTTACTCTTTGAAGCCATCACCAATCACATCCTCTGTACAGGTACCTGTGACCTTGCATTGTGGTTTTTGGCACTCTGGGTTTTCCCAATTTGCGTGCTCTTGGCACGGGTATCGCACCCATCCGTCATAACCACACCCGGCAAGGCTTGACGAAAGGATCAAAGCCAAACCCGCCGCGAGTGATTTCCGAGTCACTTCCCCGTAGACCCGAAAGCTTTGTCAGCTGGATTGAGCCAGCGCAAAATGACAGGCACGACAGCTGCCACGCCACCCATTGCCATTTGCTCAAGTGATCCGCCGGCCATGTACACAGCCAAAGCTGCCGCGATGTATGACCGCGCCCATGATGCCGCAATTGCTTTTGCTTGCTCCATTATTTTTCTCCTTTTGGTCGATCCGGTAAATCACCGGAAAATGGCTCATAAGTAGGTCGGCCATAACCGACCACAAATGAGCGTGCTCCCAAAGCTCTTGATTTCACCATGACTTCTCCACCATTTCGCTGACTTTTGCCAGCTGATGTGTTTCCTTCAATGGTCACAATCTGTTTTTCCGAACACCGAATCACCAAGCCAATGTGATTAATTGTTTCTTTGTCATCGATAATAAAATCAAAGAAAACAAAATCTCCAATCTTTGGTGTGGTGTGCCATTGCTTACGCTTTTGAAATGCCTCAGCTCCAGCTCTTGTGCTGACCACATTTGGCACTTTGACACCAGCTTCATCAGCACACCAATTCAAAAATGACCCACACCATGGCAGTTTGTCGGCTTTCATGTGCTTGCCATATTTGGTTTCATTGTTGCCTGTTTCAGCTGTACCAACCTCAGCGAGCGCGACTTGAATCAAGCGTGGCAATGTACCTTGTGGAAATGTCACAGCCCAAGTGCCTTCAAGTCATCGGTTGTCAATCCTAATGCTTCAAGTTTTGCAATCGCTGCTGCTTTGTCCGCTTCGGCTTTTTCTGTTGACTGTAATTTTATCAATTCATCTGCCTGATATTCCGCATATTCCGCATCTGTCATTTCACGATCAATAATTTCATCAGTTTCTAAATTGTGAATTCTGACCATTGGTTTTGTCATTAGTTAACTCCGTATAGATAAACGTTACCCGAAGCAGCGGGAGTGCCACCCCAATTGATTTTGATTTCGTTAATGGCTGAGTTGTTGACAAAACCGCCAACAATATCACCTGCGGCATAAGTGCCATTATAAATTGAAAATAGATTTTTTCCTGTGGCAGTATTTGTGTAATTATAAACCCACAAAGCGTTACTCATGTTTGGCGCTCCAGAAAATGAAATAGGAAAACTGGTTGCTGCGTTATCGTTTGAGGCTGTTGCAGTATCAGAGCGTGTTCTATTCCAACGATACGAAGCAGAAGTTACGCCATTAAATTGCACATTTGTACTTCCGCCCGAAACTTCATTCAATGCCGTTACCAATAAATACAAATGTGTGTAACTACCTGAAATACTGCTTAGCGTTAAAGATGCCGCTGCCGTGATTGCTGTTGTTGATAACAATGTCATCGATCCACTTGCAGGTGTTGCCCACTTTAAGCCAGTTGGAGAAACTGTTGAATCAGCTGTTAAGACTGTTCCATTTGCGCCGACCGGTAGATTGTCAAAAGCTGCATTGCCAGTACCGACAATCAAATCCGCTTTGGCGGTAATTTCTGTGGCCATGGAATTTGTAATTGTGACCGCACCCGATGTGCCACCACCTGAGATGCCGGTGCCAGCTGTTACAGCTGTAATGTCACCAACATCATTTGTCACCCATACAAAATCCATATCTGTATTTGTATTTTTTGCAAGGATTTGACCAGCTGTGCCGCCTTTGAGATCAGCCAATGATGTGTCCACCGCTTGCCCGAAAACCTCAAAATCGGCTGGCAAATCCGTGACCAAATCTGTGGCCGTGGGCATTTGCCAATTGAAATTGCTCGTTGGATTGCTCATGTTTTCTCCTTACGCCACAATCGTGGCATTGATCCAATCCAAGGTTGGATTGATTGTGCTCCATGTCTCTGTCAAAGGCACATCGTTCCAGCGCATTGCCTGCAACGAAAATGCAATCGGTGACAAAATCAATGAAATGCTGATCTGATTGTATCTGGCCGAAAATGTCCAGCCTTCAACGAAACCCAAATAATCGCCAGAATTCATGTTCAATGGCAGATTGGCCAAATTGACCGGCATACCCATAAATACCTTGATCAAGTCATCACGATCAGAATCATCAATTTCCGGATTGGTCAGCTCAAATGTAATGTTGTTCAAATTAAATCGTGGATAGGCTCTTAGTTCTAAATAAAAATCAGCCTGATCCTGTGCATCAGCTTGATGCTTGATGGTGGTTGTGAAAATCTGAGCGAGCTGTCCATAAAGGCCAACAGATGCCGGATCAACCGAGCTGACCTCCAAAGCCGAATTGTTGCCATATTTGAGATCGATGGTGTTTCGCACATCACCTGCACGAGACTGGATGCTCAAACCGGATGCCAAAGCGTGGTTGGCCGTAAGATCAACATACCCATTGGCTGCCAAATAATTGGTTCGATGCGTTGAATCAGCGTAAGAAATTTGGCCTTGTGCGTTTTCGTAAATGTAGCCCAACCCAGATGTTGCAAGTGCTGAAACCAATGAATAAACATCCGTTACAGATGATCCGCGATTTTCTAGTTCATAATTTCCCGGCCGATCAATTTCGCCCAATCCGCTGTTTTCAGCATCCTCCCATTGAGTGGTTGGATCATAGGTTGCCCATGTCAATGCACCTGGTACCTCTTGCCATGAGTTAAACAAAACCTCTTTTAAAATGGTGTAAATCTGATCACCATCAAAATCTTCTTGCAAAACACCTTCGGTGAGTGCCTTGGGCAATCTAGCCAAAGCACCTAAAGCAATGATGTTGATGCGTTGAGCATAATCAACGCTGCCGACCTCGGCCACAGCAATGCCAACCTCAACAACCGATCCACCAAATATTGGCACAAATGTCGATGTTGAATCTTGCAATTCAATGGTGATTGAATCATTGATTTGAATTGCGACATTGGATTGATCAAGGTTGATAATTTCAAGATTGGTGTATCCGGCTTGTGCTTGTTCATAAATGTTTGTCCGACCGCTTCGGATAGTTAGATTGGCCAAAATGGCTGTTGTGTATTGCACACCGCCAATGGTCACGCGCCAAACGGGATTAAAAATTGTCATGCGATTTGCAGGTTAGTTGCGCCACCTGTGCCGCGATAGAAAGAGTTGTTGAGCGTATCCACCAGCACACGCGCTGTGCCTTCCGGATCGGTTGTGACTCCATTAAAATTCACAGTCACGCTCGGTTTGCTTGATGCAGCTAAAATGCCAGCAAGCGTGTTGGTATTGACACCGGATGTGCCAAAGGCAAATGGCTGATTTGAAGCTGCCATGACTCCGGCCAAAGTGGTTGTGCCGCTGGTGAAATTGTCAAAAGCTCCAGCAACATCATCGACAACCTTTTTTGTGTCTTTTGCAATTTTCGTAACAGCACCGCCAAGAGTTCCGCCGGTCGATCCTCCACCTGTGGTGCCACCGGTGATTGTGGTTGTGCCACCTCCGGTTGTTCCACCAGCTGATGATGTGGTTCCGCCTGATGTAAAGCCGCTTGGCAATGATGCAGCTGGCACGGAAATTCCACCCGTGGAGCTTGATCCGCCCGAAACACCAATTTTCGAAACGGGTGAAATGTCTGCACCCGGCTTGATAAGGTTAAATCCACGAATCGCAATATTGATCAAATCGATTGCTGTGTTGATTAAACCGCGCAAAGCTCCAACCACATTAGCCATGATGTTCAGAACAACGCTGGCCACATCGCCTACAATGCTGAAAGCTTTGCCGATGACATTGCCAATGATTGGTGCGGCAGCTTTGATGACATCAAAAAAAGCTTCAAACTCATCTTTGTTTTCTACAACAGTTTTTTTGATTTTGTCAAAAGCTGATTTAAAACCTTCAAAAATGGGCTGGACAAAGTCTTTGATTGAGCCGGCCAATTTGCTCAATGTGTTGCCCATGCCACCAGATTTCTCACCAAAAGCATCTGCAACCTGTTGCACAATTGGGATAACCTTTTCTGAAAACAATGTGGCCAATTGCAAAACAATCGGCAAAAGTGCCTGACCAATAGTGGTTTTTGCATTTTCCAATTGAGCTGTAAGGATGCGTGTTTTGTTGGCTAGGCCATCGCTTGTGCGTTCAAAATCGCCTTGGGCAGCTGATGTCTGTTGATAAATTAAAGCTTGAGCTGCCAAAACCTTTTGCTGTGGTGTTAAGGCATTTTTGGTGGTGCTGATGATTCCCAATTCCAAAGCGGCTTGGCGCAATGAGGCATCATCCAGCAAAACTCCATATTGGCGCAATGGTTCAGCTTCGCCACGCAAAGCCGATCCAATTGCATTGATTGCTTGCTCTGGTGATGTGTTGTTGAAAGAGGCCAAATCTGATGACAATTTCACAAAGTCAATTGAGAATTTGCTTAGATTTTCACCGCTCAAACCGGCTGATTTTCCAAATGTGGCAAATGTAGCGGCGGCATCCAATGCCTGTTGCTTTGTCTGGCCTAGAGATGCAGCTGCACCATCGGCAAACTTCTCGATATCTTTGGCCGACTTACCAAATAAAACATTGACTTTTGAAATTGTTTCGCCCAAGTCGCTGGCAGCCTTAACAGCATCCACACCGATTTTGATTGCCATGGCACCAGCTGCGGCAGCAACGGCAGCAAAAGCCAATGCCGCTTTCTTGCTAAAGTCACCAATCTTGCCGGCAAAACCATCGACATCTTTTGAGCCTACATTAAGGCTTTGCTTGAGCTTGTCTACATCAGCAAGAATCGAAAGCTTGAGTGTTCTTGATTGACCGGCCATCACCACTCCTTCAGAATCTTAGTAAATGCATTTTCCCATTGAGAGATGATGTGAGGCTGTTCGGCGCGCAATGTTGGATAGATAAAATATCCAAATGATCCAATGCCGCCGGGAGCTTTGCCAGACCAAATTGGAAATTGCCTAAATTTTTGTGAGCCGAATTCGTAACCGCCCCAAAGCTGTTGTGTGGTACCGCCACCGCTGAATTTTTGAGATACAAAGCCGTAGCTGATTTCACCAATCTTTGATGACTTACTTACGCGCGATCCTTGAGCAATGCGAATTGCCGCCTTATTTGGGCGGCCACCAGCTGCGGCTGTGACTTTCGATTGCAGATAAGTAGCCAATCCATTTGAAACGCCTTTGGCCTCAGAAACAGCTTGCTCATCCATGGCTTTGAAAGCCTTGATGATGCCGCGCAAATCACTCTTGTCATAAGTGATTGGTTCAGTTGCCATTTTTTGTCCTTAGAATCTCAAAAGCGGTCAAGACATCCTCTGGTGTTTGAAACTCTGATCGTGACAGTCCGGTATGGATAGCCAATTCCCAAATGATCCGGTTTAAGCTTCCCGGCTCGTAGCTTTTGGGTTTTCGGATTCTCCCATGCTGATGTCAGTCACAGTTTCGCACCACACTTCAAAAGGCTTCACAGTCTTTCCGGCTGCTTCGCGCTTCATCGCGTGATAAGCCAAAAACATCAAATCAGCAATGCCCAATTTCTCAGATACTTGCTGAATTGTGTTTCCGCTTTGGCGTTCCCATTTCATCCACTCCGGTGGGAGCGCGGTATAAGTTGCGCTCTCCCCGGATGTGAACTCAATTGTGATTGGTAGTTTCATGCTCCCGATTTCCTTTCGTTATGCCAACGCTGGTGTTGTCACACAAGTGAAGGTCATTGATACTGTCTGTGCATCTGGTGCTGTGCCTCCAGCTGATGGAAAAATTGGTTGCACAGTAAAATTGAAAGTGCTGCCCGGCTCTGTTTCAAGAATTACCGCCAAAGGTGTGTTTGGTGATGATTCAGCTTGATTCCAAAGCATTTCGCACAATGATGAAGCAACGCCCCAATCAGCCAACATTTCAACGGCAAATGAGCCTTGAGTGTCGGTTGTGTAATACGCCTTGCCATCTAGTGTCTGGTATGTGTTGATCGTTGAATCAACAGTAAGAATTGCAGATGTTGCTTGTGCATCAAAAGTATCCCCATCGATGCTGAAGCTCACATTTCTGCCGGTGATGATTGTTGTTGGCATTTTGTCTCCTATTGGTTGTAGTAGGTGGATACTTGGAGATCGGCCGTGAGGTACTTTCCGGCACCGACTTCCAAAGGTTGAGGTTGATTTACATTTCCGACTTCATAACCATTTGGCATTGCTGCAATGATTGAAATCATCAATGTTTCTAGATTGTCTAAAGCTGCGGCGTTGTTGGCATAACCAACAACACCAGTCACAGTCAGATTGACCTTGACCTTTGTTGTGTTTTTGCCGATCAAAACGCTTTCCAAATAAGGTGCATCCGGGATCAAACATATGCTTGGTGATGTCATTGTCTCTGGGATGCCGTTGTACACATTTGCAGCAATTCCGGAAAGTGCTGTTTTGAGTGGTGTGCGGATTGCCGATTCGATGCTCATTGACACATCGTTTCGACATCTAAAAATGGGCCAAGCAAGCCAATCACTCTATTGCTCAAGCTGCGGCCAAGAATAAATGGTGACGGCTGAAAATTGTCTGACATGATCTGATTGCCCGGAGCTGTGATGCTCTGAAAAATCTCAACGGCCACAACCAAGATTGCATTTTCAATTGGTGGTGTCGATGCGTACAGCTGCGCTGCTGATGATCCACTCAATGTTGCTGTTGCCGCTGGAATAAACGGCAATGGATAATCACGATTAGCCGCATTTGTTGCAGCTGTGAAAGTGTATGGCTCAATCCGATCATCGGTGACTGTATAAGTCGCGCTGTAAGTTCCGGCCCCGGTAACAACAACAGATTGACCCGGCACAAAATAATTTGGCCGCATTGTGGTGAAATAAATGACGGATTCATCCACATTGGCAAAAGTCACCGATGATTGGTATTGCGTAAGTAAAGGCAAAATTGTTTGCTCTGCGGAATCTATGTAAGAATCCAATTGAGCATCACTATACAAAGAAACCGAGACACCAAGAATCGCTCTCAGCTGCGAGGCTGTAACTATTGATGGCATCTCGGTTCCTTTCGTGTCAGTAGCGTTCGGGAGCGACCGCTACCGATAGTGATTTATGGGAGGTTGTTAAATTGTGCGCCGTTTGGCACCTTGGCAGCTAGTGCGCCATAGCCGTAGTACAGGATGTCGATTGTTCCATCGCTGTTGATATTGCTGCGTAGCGTAAAGCGTGGAGATTCGTACCATGTGTAGCTGTCTGGATTGACAACAACCATTGAAGAATCGCCATCGGCTGTTGTTGTGCCAGCGTTACCAAATGAGCGTGAAACATAAAGGTTCAAGCCCGGTGAAACTACACCGCGCAAGCTGTCACCGCGTACATTTCCAGCTGCGTTTGAAGGCTGTGCTGCGTTGTAAAGTGGTGCGCCATTGTCGTTGTATCCCATGATGTTTCCCCATTGTGTAGGTGAAACGATCAATGAGCGAGCGAATCCAAGTGATGCGCCATAAACATTTGCGGCTGCCTTTGATGTGTATCCAAGGAATCCGGTTGCTGAGTTTGCTGCCTGTGCTGTCACGCTAGTGACCGCCGCTTGCATTGCTGCAAGCGCATATTCGTCAGTCTCTTTTGCATAAGCAAATTCAAGATTCTGCAAAAGTGCTGTTAGGTATTCTGGTCGGCTGCGATCAATAAGCTCAACTGTCGAGATCGCACGGCCTTTGAACGGCTGTACGGAAACCGACAAAAATGTTGCAGATAATGATGATTCTGTAACTGGGTCATTTTCATCAATTGGCAATACTGTTGGCACAGCCGTTACGCGAGGCAATTCAAATGTCATGCCTTCTGCAACTAAAGTTTCTCTGCTAATGCCATCGATTGTGCCACGATCTGCGTTTGCAAGTGCGTTGATCACCTGTGTGCTTTGTGGTGTTGGAATCATGTT